TTGACAATAAATGGCATTCATGCTATAATATGTATTGATTGATTAACACACAGGAGAAACTATGTCAACGATTCGCATTCTTTCAGGCTCTTATCGTAAACAAGCAGTAGTCAATACTGAGTTTACACTAGTCAAGGGTTTTCAGACAAGTAAAAAAGGTAGTTATGTGACTGTAAAAAATGACGGTCAATTCGCAATCAACATCCCTGAAGTCAAGGTACTTGTTGATAATATTAATCAAATTGAATTTTTGAATGGAGATAATGTGATAGAGAATACAGTAAAATTTGCAAAAGAAGTTGTAAAAGAAACTGAGACAGAAGCAATGGACCGTATTGCAACACGTTTCGAGGTCCTTGATGAAATGTCACGTGCTTGTATCAATGGTGATATCCGTGCTATGATTGTTTCAGGTCCGCCCGGTGTCGGTAAGTCATATGGTGTTGAGACACAAATGGAAAAAGCAAGTATGTTTGACAAGCTTGCAGGTAAGAAAGTTCGCTTTCAAATTGTGAAAGGTGCTATGACAGCATTGGGTTTGTATAGTCAACTGTACAAATATTCTGACACAAAGAATGTGTTAATTTTTGATGATTGTGATTCAGTTTTTACTGATGACTTGAGTTTGAACATTTTGAAGGCCGCACTTGATTCAGGCAAGACACGTAGAATTTGCTGGAATAGTGATTCACGACTCTTGCGTGAAGAAGGTATCCCGAATACTTTCAACTTCAATGGTAGTGCTATCTTTATCACTAACTTGAAATTCGGTAACTTGAAGTCTAAAAAATTGCAGGATCACTTAGAGGCATTACAATCACGTTGTCACTTTCTTGACTTGACTATTGACGGTGATCGTGACAAGATGTTGCGTATCAAGCAGGTTCATCGTGATGCTGATGGTGGTCTATTCAAAGACTATGATTTCAATGAAGAACAATCACAAATTGTGATTGACTTTATGTGGGACAATCATACGAAATTGCGTGAAGTGTCCTTGCGTATGTGTTTGAAGATTGCAGACTTAGTGAAGATTAGTCCCGGTAACTGGAAGAATCTTGCACGTACTACATGCATGAAATCTGCATGATGCTTTCTTTCTAATTGGGGAACTTAGGTTCCCCTTTTTTACCTTAGGATAGTAAATGGATTTAAAAACACTTGAGGATGTTGCAACCTTTATGCTTGTCAATATAAGACTAAGCAGGTATGACCTACAATTTGTAAATAACTTAACTACATTAATTATTAGAAATAATATAATTACTACAAATCAGGACAGTCTCTTTAGAAAGATATCATTTAAATATCGCAAACAGTTTATCCAACAAAAACTTAATGTTGATGATGTACTATTATTGCCATGGAAATGCAATATGATAGAAAGTTCTCCGCAATATACAAATGCATCTATTGCTATATTGAAAGATAAAATAGTTTTTAGATCACCCTTTAGTAAAGGATTTTTAACGGCCTTAAAAAAGGATCCTATATATTCAATGGAATGGCATAAAGATAAAAGACAATATGAAATTGAGTATGGACCTTCTACACTAAAATCATTAGTTACTGTAAGTGCAGATTATTTTACTACAATAGATTATTGTCCTATTACTAAAGAAATTATTGATGTTCTTAGTGATTATGAATCAGTTAAATATTGGGAACCAACACTTGTTTATAATAACGGTTATTACTATGTAGCCGCATTGAATGAAGTTCTGTATAACAATATTAAAAATATCCCACTAACCAATGACTTGAAAATGGTAGCGGATTATGCTCAATATGGAATTTATATCAGTGATTCAGTTATAGAACATTTTTCTACTATTGAAGATCCACTCAAAGTAAACCTTGCTGTTAATTTTCAAAGTGAATTTGAGATTAGAGATTTGGATATTGCTGTTAAATGGTTAAGTGAATTGGGTTGCGATGGTATAACAGAATCATCAAAAATTAGTTCTAAACAATTGTTTTTGTTAGGCGAACATTCGGATAACTTGTTAAATAAATTGAACATTGATATAATAAGAGACCAATCTAACTTGAAATCATATGAGAAACCTGTTATGATACATTATAGAAATTACGGGTTTATGGATATTCCTACAAATCTATTTAAAATTATAAAATGTGTAAATTCGGAACCTGTAAATTTGGGAATTAAATGAAACAATGTAAAATAATCGTTAAAGATGAAGTTAATGTAAAGATAGAAGGTCTTGAATTAGCAGAGCGCAAAGCACTGATGAAAATGTTTGAGTATGAAGTTCCCGGAGCAAGATATCTACCTGCAGTAAGACTAGGTAGATGGAATGGTAAAGTAAGTTATTTTAGTCTTGCTGGTAGCACATATATTAATCTATTGGAAGAAATACTTCCTGTATTAGATAGAGCAGGATATGATATTGAGTTGGATGATACTAGAGATTATACAACTACCTTTGAGTTTGCTGAAGTGTCCGAATCAACGTTTGCTCATAAAAATTGGCCTAAAGGTCATCCCAAAGAAGGCACACCCGTAGAACTACGTGACTATCAAATTACTATCGTTAACAACTTTCTAAAGAATCCACAATCATTGCAAGAAATTGCTACAGGTGCAGGTAAGACATTGATGACAGCCGCATTAAGTTATAGCATAGAACAATATGGTCGTAGTATTGTTATTGTACCAAACAAAAGTCTAGTAACACAAACAGAAGCAGATTACATTAATCTTGGATTAGACGTTGGTGTATACTTTGGTGATCGTAAAGAATACAACAAAACACATACCATCTGTACTTGGCAAAGTCTTAACAATATGCTTAAGAAAACAAAAGCAGGAGAAGCAGATATCATGGACTTTATTGAAGGTGTTGTATGTGTGATGGTTGATGAAGTTCATATGGCCAAAGCAGACGCACTTAAAACATTGCTTACTGGTACGTTTGCTAAAGTTCCTATTCGTTGGGGATTGACTGGAACTATTCCTAAAGCTAAATTTGAAGCACAATCATTGTTTGTAAGTTTAGGTCCTGTCATTAGTAAACTAAGTGCAAGTGAGTTACAGGATCAAGGTGTACTGGCACAATGTCACGTAAACATTGTTCAATTAAAAGATGATGTAGAGTTTAGTAATTATCAAAGTGAATTAAAACATTTACTTGAGGATACAAATAGACTTGATGCTATTGCTGAATTGATATTAAAGATTAAAGAGAGTGGTAATGTCTTGGTTCTAGTTGATAGAGTTAATGCAGGTAAGGAAATTATTAGTAGGTTACCGGACAGTGTGTTCGTCAGTGGTGCTACTAATATGGTTGATAGGAAAGAAGAATATGATGAAATTGCAACCAGCACAAATAAAATCATTGTTGCGACTTATGGTGTGGCTGCTGTTGGTATCAACATACCTCGTATTTTTAATCTGGTTCTCATTGAACCTGGAAAATCCTTCGTCCGTGTTATCCAAAGCATCGGTAGAGGCATTCGTAAAGCAGAAGATAAAGACTTTGTACAAATTTGGGATGTAACAAGCAGTTGTAAGTTTGCCAAACGACATTTAACCCAACGTAAATCTTTTTATAAAGAAGCAAACTACCCGTTTGACTTAGAAAAGTTGACATACAGATAAGAATATGATACAATAACAACATGCGTATATTAACATTAGACAACGAATTCTATAACCTAGAAACACTTCCCGAAGAAATTGATGACTTGCGATTTGCAATACTAGATAATAGTAACCCAAGTAACGTAGATTATCATTACATACCACTCATCTTTTTAGAATCATTTAATAGTCCTGCACTTGTATTAAAGATTGGCAACAGCACTGTTAAGATGCCTATTGATTGGCAGATATTAATTGGTGAACAAGAACACGGAGATTTAGAAACATTACCGTTAACAAGCATCAATGACAGAGGTTTCAATGCGTTTGAGTTTAATCCATTAACAAGTTTCAGTCCAAGTTTTGTACCTATTGAGATTGTAGATATTTACCATGATGTTACATGGTATGCCCCTCGATTAAAGAACGGACAATTTTTATGTGTACCGCTAGATGATGGACCTAAGCCTAGATGTGTTTATTTTGTTAAAGAGATTAGTAGAAATTGTGAGATTGTGGATTATAGTCAGGCTTTTTGATGGCAACTAAAAAGATTATTCCAGCTGATGAGAAACTAGAGAATCAAGACTTTAACTTGTTTGAAGCTATTGCGGCACTAGACAAGAAAGACTATGGTTATTACGACAGACTTACGCCTGAACAACAGCGAAAGTTTGTGCCATTCATGTTAATCAAATGGTTAAGTTATGTAAAGGGTTCCGGAGATATTGCAGGTTATTATGTGATGAGTACAGAATATAATGCTAACAAATATTTCTTTAATGAAAATGTTAGTAAGCATCCTAAACTACAATGGTACATGTTATGTGCGGCAAGTCCTGGATTAGGTAAACAATATCATCAGTGGTTGCCTCAGATTAAAGAACGTGTAAGTTTGTTAAAAGAACCTGCAGTATTGAAAGATACTAAAGAATATTTTACAAAAATTTATCCCAAAACAAATAGTGAAGATATCACAGAATA